TAGCTACATATGGTAAGTACAAACAATATCAAACTGCTGATGGCAAACCTAACATCAGAAAGTTAAAGGTGGAGGCTATTGGTAAAATATTAGCTGAAACTATCATTAGAAAGAATGAAGGTTCTACAGAGAAGCCTGAGCTATTAGCTAAGGTGGAAGGTTGGTGGAATACAATAGTTGACTTTATAAAAGGATTATTTGTTAAGTCTGGATTTGACCAAGCAGCAATGATGGTTTTATCTGGTGAAGAGATTGGCACTGCTGATGATATTAGAAACAAAGAAGGAATATTCTTTCAACAAAACGTTAACACTCAACAACTTATAATTGATAAGTTAAAATTAACTAGTAATCAGATTACAAAAGATGACACTGGTTATTTAATTAATGGTAACAGAATCAAAAGAAGAGTTACTGACTTTGTTAAAGATTGGTACAGCACAAGATTTGCTAACAAAGACTTGACTAAGTCTGAGTATGATCAAGCTGTAGATGATCTTAAGAAAGAAAAAGGTACAGCAGGACATGCTGATATAGAGCACATGCTTAAGAACTACTTCTTAAATGAAGATGGTACATTAAGACCTGAGAATGAAAGACCTGATGATAATGGATATGTGTCTCAGTTGAATCCTAAGAACAAAGACTTCTACAATATATTAAAGAAAAATATGGCTGCTCGTTTAGAAACATTCCCTTCTAACACAAAGTTTCTTTCTGAGATGGTTGTATATGATGCAAAACGTGATGTGGCAGGTACTATAGATTTCATTGCTGTAACTCCTGAAGGAAAGGTAAGTATCCTTGACTGGAAGTTTATGGATCTTAATGTTCAAAGATATAAAGATGTTCCTTGGTATAAGGTTAGTGCTTGGAGACAACAAATGAAACAATACAAATCTATTGTAGAAAAAGGATATGGTGTTAAGCCAGAAGACTTTGAACAGACAAGAATGATTCCTATCAGAGCAATATATTCTGGAGCTATTCCTAAGGAAGGTGTGCTACCACAGTTGACAGGTGTTCAGATAGGAGATGTAGATTTAAAGAAAGAAGAACTAGCATACTTATTACCTGTAGGATTAGAAACTGAGAAGACTAGTAGTAAGAAACTAGATACTTTAATTGAGAAGTTGAATAAGATATATGATACTATATCTTCTAAGAAAGCTACTCCTGAAGAGAAAAGAAGCAAAGCTGAGTTATTGAATTCATTGTATGAGGCTATCAGACAATTACAAATAAGAGAAAATGTTGAACCTCTTGTTAGACAAGCTAAGTTATTAAACGCTGATGTTCAAAGAGTTATAGATACATATAACAATAATTGGAAAGGTAAAGATGCTGGATCATTTACAGACAAACAAAAGAGTGAACTATCTGATAAAATCTTATCTTATGAAACCTCTCTAATGGTTTATACATCTTTGGCAACAGACTTAAAGAGTGTGTTTAAAAAAGATATGTCTGAGAAAGATCAAGCATTGTGGCAAGATATCAGAGACACTGCAGAAAGTGCAAATGAACTTGAGGCTGATCTTGAAGAAGTGAGAAAAGACTTTGCTGAGAATGTTATTGCTAAGGATGCAAACGTTATGGATTATTTAAAACCTGAAAAGGTTGTTAAAGGATTCAGTAAGTTATTTAACTCTACATCTATCATTCAGCTTAAGTCTACTGAGATTTTATATAAGATGGCTAACAGAGCATTTGGTCTTGCATCTATTGAAACATCAGAACAAGGAAATAAACTTATAGATATTAAAGAAAAGTATGATAAGTGGGCTAAGTCTAAAGGACTTACAAACAAAAACTACTTTAATATTATCAAGAAGAAAGGTAAGAATGAACTAATAGATGAATATAATTCTGAGTTCTACAAGACATTAAAGAGTAAGATTGCTGAGAAAGATACACAATGGGTTAGAGATAATATTGATGTGTCTGCTTACAATGAATTCTTAAAAGAACAGAAGGAAAAAGAACTTAAGAGAATAGAAGATAAGACTAGATTTGGTGATGAAGAAACAATCAAGAAAGATAAGAAGAGAGAGATAGCTGAGACTAATGCCTTGTATAATACATCAACAACTGATTCTCCTGGTTGGTTATTGTATGACCTTACTAAGAAGTTTCCTAAGAAAGAAAATTGGCAGTCTGAAGAATGGAAAGAACTTAGTAAAGCAGAGAACAAACCTGCTAAAGAATTCTTTGATTATATTAGAGATAGGAATCAATACTTAGATCAGATTGGTTATATTAACAAAGCTGATGCTAGAGTATTTTTACCTTTCATAAGAAAGAGCCTTACAGAGAAAATTGTAATGGGTGGTGACTTTAAATTGGGAGAATCTTTACTAAGAAACATTACTATCACAGAAGGTGACGTAGGATATGGTCAAATAGATCCTATCACCAAAGAACCTGTATACACAATTCCTAAGTACTTTACTAGAGAAACTGTAGAAGAAGCAAGTGAAGACTTGTTTAGAAACATGACTCTATTAAATAGTATGGCTATTCGTTATGAGTATCTAAGCAATATTGAGAATCAATTAAACTTAATTGTAAAGACTGAAGGAAACAAAGAAGCCATAAAGACATCCTATTTTGGTAAAACAAAGTATAGAACTGATGGTACACTTGAAACTACATCAGACAACTCTGACAATACTAAGCTTGTAAGAGACATGATGGCAGCTATTGTATATGGTCAGAAGTATGTAGAGAGTGAAAACTTTGACCAACTATTAGGAGGTATAAATAACTTTGGTAAAAGAGCAAATAAAGTATTAGGTAGAAAGGTATTTACTGAAGACTATGATGACGCTCAGATATCTTTGAACAAGACAATCACACAGTTAAATACTGTATTCCAAATGAAGACGTTAGGATTAAATCCTATCTCAGCATTATCAAACTTCTTGGGAGGTAGCTTCCAAAGTTATATCAATGCTGGTAAGTTCTTCACAAAGGCAGACTTTGTACGTAATGAGTTTATGATGGCTCAAAAGATGAATGGAATAGACTCTAAGAAATATGTTGGAGCTCTTCAATACTTCCAACCTTTGACAGAAAACTACAACAACATTCTTGCCAAGCAATTATCTGTTAGTAAGTTTAGTCAGGAGGGAATACAAGACTTCTTAATGATTTTGATGAGAACTGGAGATCAATATGTGCAGTCTATTAACTTCTTTAGCTATCTAGAGAACTCTATTGTAGAAGATGGTAAGGTGTTTAATGTAAGAGAATATCTTAAGAAACAGCCAGAGTTTGCTAATATGTTTACAGGTACAGCTGAAGAAAGAAGTCAATTAAAAGAAAAGTTTGACACAGAGGTAAAGAGATTAATTGATGAGAAAGGCTTTTTAAAACTAGCTAGAGTTGAAGGTAATGAGCTTGTAGTGGATGGCTTGGATAGAAAGTCTGATAGTGTGATTGAACTTAGAAGAAAGGTACAGGCTATCACTAAGGATGCATTAGGTAATCTATCTGAGGATGACCTTAGAAAGATTAACTTAAATATATATGGTAAGTCATTCATGGTGTTCAAGAACTGGATACCAAGACTTGTAGATGTAAGATTTGGTAACTTAAAATATAACTCAGCTACAGAAGCTTATGAGTGGGGTAGAACTAGAAACATGTTCAGACTTCTAACAGAAGACTTTATGGGTTCTGTTGATAGCTTAATGAGTTCTATAAAAGGAGATGACCAAAAGTTTGTCGATCAAATAAAGAGACTTTATGAATCAAAAAGATCTGACTATGAAAAAGATACAGGTAAAGAACTAAGGATGACAGAAGGTGAGTTTGTAGAATTGGTTAGTAGTAACATACGTAATCAAATGACAGACTTCATGTTCTATCTTGCATTGTCCACATTAATCATAGGAGCTAAAGTTGCACAGCCAGATGATGATGATGATGACAAAGCCACAAAGAATAGATATAAGTATATGCTTAGAGTGATGGATAAGATTAGAGATGAGGTTGCTTATTTCTACAATCCAACATCATTCTTAAGCCTAACCACATCAGGTATCTTCCCAGCAATAAGTTACTTAGATAACTTCAAGAAGCTATTCCTAAACTTTGGTACAGAAATGTATGCTCTAGGTGTAGGGGATGAAGAGCTAGCCAAGAAAAACCAAGTGATTAAGTATGCATTAAAAGGATTCCCTATAGCCTCACAAGTAGATGCTGTTCTGTTAATGTTCTATCCAGACATAGCTAAAGATCTGGGTATGAAGGCACAATCTGAGGCTAAACCATTTGGTAAATAAACAGTATAGTTATTGCTATATTATGTAGGAATAATTTTCCTAACTCATTGAAAATAAATTAAATTCACTATTTTTGCTATAATTAGTGCACATTCTATAAGTTTGATGCACTTCTTTGTATATCAATAGATTACACATAACACATTATCACTATGAACGTTACTTGCTCTGCAACCCCATGTCCAGTTATATTGGATTCGACCTGCGTATTCTACGAAGGCCCCTATCTTGTATACTCTGGTATAAATACCAACGACAATTTACAAACAGCATTAGAGAAGATTGATGCAGCTTTTGCATCAGCTGGCTATGGTACATCTGGTACTAGTGGCTCTTCTGGAAGAAATGGAACTAGTGGAGTTTCAGGAACCAATGGAATAAGTGGTACTAATGGTACCTCAGCAACATCTGGTTCTTCTGGTAGAAGTGGAACTTCTGCTACCTCTGGTAGTTCTGGAAGGAATGGTACAGCTGGCACTTCAGGTAGTTCTGGGTCTAGTGGTAGAAATGGTACAGCTGGTACAGCAGGTTCATCAGGAACTTCTGGTTCTCATGGTACTAGTGCTAGTAGTGGTTCTAGTGGTTCTAGTGGTACCAGTGCATCTAGTGGCTCTTCAGGAACTTCAGGTTCAAATGGAACAGATGGCAGTGCAGGTACAAGTGGCTCTAGTGGATCTAATGGAAGTAGTGGTAGCTCTGGTACAGCAGGTTCTTCTGCAACATCAGGCTCTTCTGGTACAGCTGGATCATCTGGTTCTGCAGGTACAGCTGGTAGTTCTGGTTCTTCAGGTACTGCTGGTCTTTCTGGAGATAGATATGCTACGACATCTATTCAATCATTTACATTAGGTAATGGTGGATCTTTAGTAGTTCTACCAAACTTATCATATACTCCTGGTCAGTCTATTATCATTGCTTACAATGCTACTAATTATCAAGAGAGTGTAGTAACAAACTACTCTCCTGTAAGTGGTGTAATACAATTCACTGCTCCTAGTTTAACAATAGGTAGTGGTACATATAATGCTTGGTCTGTAAACTTACAAGGTGCTACAGGTGGTAATGGAACAGCAGGAACATCTGGATCATCTGGATCTTCTGCAAGTTCTGGTACTTCAGGTTCTTCAGGTACATCAGGCACAAGTGGAACTGATGGTTCAAGTGGAACAACTGGTACCTCTGGTACAAGTGCATCTAGTGGAAGTTCAGGTACAGATGGTTCTAATGGATCAAGTGGTACAAGTGGTACTACTGGAACATCTGGTACAACTGGTACTTCTGGAACAACAGGAACTGATGGCTCAAGTGGTACAGATGGCTCAAGTGGAACTGATGGTAGTTCAGGAACTTCTGCTACTTCAGGATCAAGTGGAACTTCTGCATCTTCTGGTACCAGTGGAACTACAGGAACAGATGGTTCATCTGGAACAAGTGGTACAGATGGAAGTAGTGGAACAAGTGCATCTAGTGGATCTAGTGGTACAGGTGGTGTAGATGGTACAAGTGGAACAGATGGCTCATCTGGTACCTCAGGTACAACAGGTACAGATGGTTCTAGTGGTACAGCAGCAACATCAGGTATATCTACATTGATGGCTGGTACAAGTGGTAGTACAATTACTATTCCTCCTGCTGAAGCTACAACAACAACAACTACTACAGCAACTCCTACAACAACTACTACAACCACAGCAGCTCCAGGTCCAACATTGATTTTTTCTTCAATTAGTGGTCCTAATGCTTGTACACAATCTGGACCTTTCTTTATATTAACATCAGTTACTTATAATGGTGGAACAGGTCTTTGTGATTCAACCTCTTTTGATTCCCCTGATGTTGACCCTTTAAGTGGAGGTACATCTTATGTTTCTGATGGAACTAATTTTAGACAAGTTTACAAAGTTCCAGGTGCAGGAATAACATTAATGACATTCACAGGTAGTTGTGTAGCTTGTTAAAATTATAAAATATAAAATAAATATAAATGCCTTACGCTAATATTACCATAACCATTGAAACTGGTAGATCATTCTATCCTGGACAATATGTCCAGGTGATACATGATGAGAACAACTACATCTTTGGTCAAGTGGTTACATATGATCCTGTAACAGGAATCTTTGTTTTCTATCCTACCAATTACTTAGGTGCTGGTACATTTAATACATGGACTGTCGTAGCATCTGCTGTCTCAGGTTCAAGTGGTACAGCTGGTACATCAGCATCGTCTGGTACTTCAGCATCAAGTGGATCTAGTGGAACTAGTGGTACTTCAGGAACAGCTGGTACTACAGGAACTGATGGTTCTAGTGGGACCTCTGGTACAGATGGCTCTTCAGGAACTGATGGATCTAGTGGTACTTCAGGTACAACTGGAACAGATGGTTCAAGTGGAACATCTGGTACAAGTGGTACTAGTGGTACTGCTGGAACAGATGGATCTTCTGGAACCTCTGGAACAACAGGTACAGATGGGTCAAGTGGGACAGCAGGTACAAATGGTACAGATGGTAGTAATGGTACATCAGGCACTGATGGAAGTTCTGGTACGTCTGGAACTACAGGTACTGATGGAAGCTCAGGCACTAGTGGCACTGATGGATCTAGTGGAACAAGTGGAACTGATGGAAGTAGTGGTACAAGTGGAAGCTCAGGAACTGCAGCTACATCTGGTAACTCTGGTGACTTATATAAGACTACATCTACTACTAGTTTAACATTAGCTGTTGGCACTCAAAATTTAACTGTTGGTTTAGGGTTGGCATATACAATTGGTCAAGGTGTGGTTGTTGCTTACTCTGTAGGCTTCGACATGATTGGTTTTGTTACTTCTTATAATTCAGCAACAGGTGCTATGGTATTAACTATAGATTCATTTAATGGATCTGGTACATTTGCTGTTTGGGAAGTAAACCTTGCAGGAGCTGCAGGAGGTGATGGTACTTCAGGTACAGATGGTTCTTCAGGAACGTCTGGAACCAATGGTACATCTGGTACATCTGCGTCAAGTGGAACATCTGGAACAGATGGCTCTAGTGGTACCTCTGGTACTACAGGAACAGATGGATCAAGTGGTACGTCTGCATCAAGTGGTAGTTCAGGAACATCAGCTTCAGCTGGTACAAGTGGTAACCAAGGTGCTGATGGTTTCTTAGCAGAGTGGTTATATAGTATAAATCCTGACACATCTGTAAACCCAGGTAGTACATTCTTTAGATTAGATATTAACTCTTGGAGTGAAACTGTAACAAGTATTGCCATCAGTGACACTGCATACAATCCAAATGTAAACTTCTCTACATATTTAAACTTTATTGGAGCAAACTCAATTATTAAATTACAAAGCTCAAGTAATGTTGCAACTTATAAGTTTTTAAGAATTGTAAGTAATACACCTTTTGTGAGTGGCTATGAAGATTACACAGTGACACAACTTGCTAGTGGTGGTCCAGATCCTAGTGCTAACGAAGCATTCTATTTCAACTTCATTGGTGTGAGTGGTACTTCTGGTACCTCAGCATCAAGTGGTACATCAGGAACTACAGGAACAGATGGAAGCTCAGGAACAAGTGGTACAAGTGGATCTAGTGCATCTAGTGGTACTTCTGCAACAAGTGGTTCATCAGCTACAGCTGGTACATCAGGAACTAGTAGTACAGATGGGTCATCAGGAACTTCTGGTACAACAGGAACTGATGGAAGTTCTGGAACTTCTGGTACTAATGGTACTTCAGCAAGTTCTGGTACTAGTGGAACTACAGGTACAGATGGATCATCTGGTACAAGTGCTTCTAGTGGATCAAGTGCCACAGCAGGTACAAGTGCGTCTTCAGGAACTGCAGCAACCTCTGGTAATTCATCAACATACAATGGAACTTCAGGAACAACAGAAACATTACCTTTAGCTGAAGTAACAACAACCACTACTACTACAGCAGCACCATAAAATATTGAAAAAACTATGCCATACGCAGATTTAACATTTCAAGTTCAGCCAGGTTTAAGATTTGTTGCAAATGATTTTGTAAACTTATATGGTAGTGATGCTCCTGTCACTACCACTACAACAACAACTACTACACCTACAACTACTACAACTACTACTGCAGCTGTATATTATTATGATGTAGATAAAATCAACTGTCCTGGGTGTACAACGTTCTCAACAGGATTACTTGCAGTTTCTACAACATTAAAAACTAATGGTTTTTACTATAATATAGGTGATGGATTTGTATATAAAGTTAACTTTGGTACAGGAGCAGGGACACCTGTTGTTGATTTAACAGGTGCAGCATCAGCTGGAACAGATTGTTCATTAACTTGTGCAATATAAAATAAAAAGAAATTATGGCTAATGCATTTATACATGGAAGAGTTGTAAGTTATGATACTGTCACTGGTAGTTTAGTGGTAACTCCACTTGAATACACAGGTGATGCAGGATCATATGATACATGGACTGTTGCTCTAGCAGGAAAAAATGGAACTTCAGGAGCTGGTAGTACAAGTGGTACAGCAGGAGAAAGTAGTTCTTCAGGAACTAATGGTTCATCTGGTACCTCAGGTGCTTCAGGTTCATCAGGTACTTCTGGTACTTCTGGAAGTTCTGCTAGCTCAGGAACAACTGGTACTTCTGGAACTAGTGGAGTGGCAGCTGTGTCAGGAGTAAATGGTCCTACAGGACCTCAAGGTGCCACAGGACCAACTGGTCCTCAAGGAGCAGGAGGTTCTAGTGGAGCTAGTGGTGCTAATGGACCTACTGGTGCCCCAGGTGGGCAAGGTCCAACAGGAGGTCAAGGACCACAAGGTTTTGCAGGTCCAACAGGCCCCACTGGAGCTACTGGACCACAAGGGCCAACAGGTACTTCAGCTTCATATAACCAAGACTTAAACTCAGGTGCAAGTACAGTTAGATATTCCCCATTAACAGGAAGTCAATATCTTTTCTCATATAGTAGATATTATACTTCACCTGATGCTGGTACAGGTCTTGCTAGTAATGTAGCTCCTCCATTTATGGGATTTGGATTTGGATGGGCAACTGATGCTGCTGTGGGTGGAGTATATTTCTATGGTACCTCTACAAGAGACATGAAGAAAAATATACAACCAATGACTTCATGTGCTATGGATATTATTAACGCAACTGATATAGTTACGTTCAAATATGATACAGGATTACATGATGAAATTTTACAAGTGGGATTCATAGCTGAGGATACTCCAGAAGAATTAGCTACCTTTGAGTATGATAAAATGGACTTACAAAATGTATTAGGTGTAGTATTAAAATGTATTCAAGAAATTGATACTAGAATAACAATCTTAGAAAATCAACAATAATGGCAATATTTACTATATCAACAAATTTATCTTACACAGCTGGAGATATTGTACAACTTAGCTATGATGCTAATAACTATGTCATTGGTACTGTAAATACTTATAATCCTTCAACAGGACAATTAGATATTACAGTGAGTAAGTCTGTAGGTACTGGAACTTTTTCATCTTGGACAGTAAACTTAGCAGGAAGTGCTGGTTCTGCAGGTACTAGTGGACAATCAGGAACCTCAGGATCTAATGGTACATCTGGTACAACTGGAGCAAGTGGTTCTTCTGGTACAAATGGAGCATCAGGAAGTAATGGTAGTTCAGGTACGTCAGCATCTTCTGGTACAACTGGTGCAGCTGGTAATACAGCTTCATCAGGTACAAGTGGTACATCAGGAGCAACAGGTCCTCAAGGTGCAACAGGTCCTACAGGTGCTCAAGGTCCAACAGGATCTAGTGGTACGTCAGGTGTATCTGGTGTGAATGGTGGAACTGGACCAACTGGACCTCAAGGAGCAACAGGTCCTGCTGGTGGTACAGGTCCTTCTCCTACTGGAGCCCCTGGGCCAACAGGAGGACCTGGAGGACAAGGTCCTCAAACAATTTACAACCAAGCATTAAATACTAATAGTAACGTATACTTCTATTCAATGGAAGGTAATCAATTATTCGCTCCTATATTTTATGTGGCTGATGGAGCTCAATTTAATGGAGCTTTTGGATATGGTCCTCATGGATGGCATGGTGATGCTAACTGGTATACATATGGAGGTCTTGGTGCTGTATATTTTTATGGTACTTCTACAAGAGATGCCAAAAAAGATATTGAACCATATTTAGATAATGCTACAGCTATAATTAGAGATACAGAAATTATAACATTCAACTATGACTTTGATGATCCAAAGAATGCTTCCTATAAAAAAATAGGTTTCATAGCTGAAGATACTCATGTGGATATGGCATCTGTAGAAAAAGATAAAATAGAACTCCCTGCTACCTTAGCTGTTGCTATGAAAGCAATTCAAGAATTAGATGCAAGAGTTAATGCATTAATACAAAAACAAAACTCATAACTATGACTATAAATGATGTAGAATTTTCAATGAAAATTCAAAGAATGCAAGTTAATCCTAATCATGATACTCGAGAAAATGTAGTGACAAGAGTAAGCTGGCAATTAGTTGCTAAGTATATTGATCCTGTAACAAAAGAAGAGTTTATAGCTACTCTTGATGATTGTACCACTATTAAACTTGTTGATGCTGCTGGGTATCTTCCTTTTGAAAACTTAACTGAACAAGATTTAGTTGGTTGGGTAGAAGCTAGAGAGAATCAAAGAACAAGAAACATAGAATACAGAAAGCAAAAAGTATTTGCTCTTCTTCAAGAAAAAGTAGTTCCAACAAATGTAACTATTCATGAAGGGACATTACCTTGGGTACAACAATAAAACCAATAACAAATGCCTTACGCAAATATAACATTCACTGTACAAACACAACTATCATTCTTAGTAAATGATTTTGTCCAAGTATCTGCTAATTCTACCAATTATGTTATTGGTAGAGTAGTATCATATAATCCTAGTACAGGTGCGTTAGTTATTACACCATTAGAGTCTGTAGGTTCAGGTACATATAGTATATGGACTGCAGCACTAACAGGTCCATATGGATCTTCAGGTACATCAGGAACATCAGGAGCAGCTAGCTCAACTGGAACCTCAGGTACTGCAGGATCTAGTGGTTTATCTAGTAGCTCTGGTACTTCTGGTTTATCTGGATCTTCTGGATCTTCTGGAACAAGTGGTGCATCAGGACTATCTAGAAGTTCAGGTACATCTGGTGTAGCAGGAGCCACTGGTCCACAAGGGGCAACAGGTCCACAAGGTGGAATAGGACCAACAGGAACCAAAGGTCCTTCAGGAACATCTGGATCTTCAGGTGCAACTGGACCACAAGGTGCTACAGGAGGTCAAGGTCCCACTGGACCTAGAGGTCCACAAGGACCTACAGGTGCACAAGGACCTCAAGGACCTACAGGTCCACAAGGTCCAGCAAATAGTAACAACCAATCACTTAACCAATATGCTTCTATGACATTTAATATATGTGCATGGAATCAGTTGTTTATGAGTGGGAGTGCAAATGCAAATAGTGGTCAAGGTGCTAGAAGTAGCCCATCAGAAGTTCAATTTATTACTGGTCCAGGTTATTGGCAAAGTCCTACTGGGGCTATAGGTGCAGGTGGTTTCTTTATTACATCAACTAGAGACGTTAAAAATAATATAGAACCATATACAGGATCAGGATTAGATCTTGTTAATGCTACAGAGATTGTGAGATTTAAGTATGACATTAATGATCTGGAAGATGATCCTAAAGTTGGATTCATAGCAGAAGATGCTCCTGTAGAATTTACAGGTCCAGACAGAGATAAAATGATCTTACCTACAACAGCAGGTATAGTTATGAAAGCTCTACAAGAGCTTGATGCAAAGCTTAAAGTTTTGGAAGGTAATGTATAAAGCATTACCTTTGTTTTTTAAACCAAGTTTATGGAATTAACAATGCAACCAATGTTTCCTCAAGATGAGATAGATATTCAAAACTATTTTTATTATAATGCAGGATTCTCTAAAGAAGAGTTAGATAAAGTATACAAAGATGTAAATACACTTCCTTTTCAAAAAGGAACTACAGGAATGGATGATGAGGATAATTCAAAAAAGATTAGATCTTCTTCTATTAAATGGATTCCAAAAACAGAAAGTTGGAAATGGTTATATGAAAAACTATTCAATATGGCTGTAGAAGCCAATAATGCACTATGGCATTTTGATTTGTTAACAGCAGATGATTGTATTCAATATACAGAATATTATGATGTAGAAGGTGGACATTATGGATGGCACCAAGATATTGGTCCTGGTCTTATGTCTAAAAGAAAGGTGAGCATTACTGTTCAGTTATCAGACTCTGATGAATATGAAGGTGGTGATTTAGAAATATTTAGAGGAGGTGATCCTAATGAAGCTGAGAAAGCACCAAGAGGAAAGGGAGTTGTATTTATCTTCCCCTCTTTTATAATGCATAGAGTTACACCAATAACAAAAGGAACTAGACGTTCCTTTGTTTTATGGGTAGGTGGTACACACTACAAATAATTATTTAATACTGTGTATTTCTAAATAGTTTGTAGCATCATTAGAAAATCCAAGTCTTCCTTTCCAAAATGAATTAAAAGCAAGACTAATCCTTTTACTTTGTCCTTGCACTTCTGGCACTCCATGATATTGTACTGATGGAAACAATACACAATCACCTGTATGTACAGGTACATGATACTGATTACTATTAAATTCATTTGCTGTGATGTTATCTATATGCCATTGTCTAGGACTATCATCTTGAAACTCAATTTGATCTTTTATTTTATCAGCTAGCATATATATCACACCACTAACAATACTATTAGGATGATAATGTGAGTGATGAAATCCAGCTGGATCAGTATAGTT